CTGAAGAAGATGCAGCCGACCGCTGGTTTAAGTGCAAGCTGTTCTTCATCACGCTGGACGAAAAAAGCGGAGCGGAGAAAAAGACCTCCACTACCGTATTGGTACAGGCTTCCGATCTTCGCGATGCTGTAAAGAAACTGGACGAAGGAATGAAAGGTACAATGGCAGACTATCAGATCGCATCCGTAGCCGAAACCGCCATCATGGATGTATATCCGTATGAAGCTAAGGAAGTTCCGATATCCAACACTCAGATATCGGAAGGTGCTGATTCTCCTGTAGTACGCAATTTTATCCAGTCCCTACCGGATGGTTGCAGGACAACCATAACAGTAGCAGGAAAGCAGGTTGTTGTCGACAAGACCGGCAAGGACACGGTAGTAACCCCACATAAGGAAAAAGACGATGACATACGAGGAGATGATTAAAAAAGCGCAGTCGTACAAAATGCGCGGGAAGCCGAAGAATGACGAGCACCGCATACAGTCCGCTTGTGTCCGCTGGTTCCGCTTAAAATATCCGAAACTTAAAAACGTGCTTTTTGCTGTTCCCAATGGTGGCAGACGTGATGCCATCACCGGAGCGAGACTGAAGGAGGAAGGTGCGACCAGCGGAGTGTCAGATTTGATACTGCTGAAGAGCAACCGCTTCTATGGAGGACTTTGCATTGAGATGAAAAAGCCGGGAGGCCGCCAGTCTCCTGCACAAAAGGAATGGCAGAAGGATGCGGAAGCCAACGGAGCGAAATACGTCGTCTGTAAATCATTGGATGAGTTTATGAAAGTGACAATTGATTATTTGAATGACGTATGACAAACAGAAAAACTATAAACCATAAATTGAATTGCAAGTATGGAGATAAACTGTAAATATTGTCCTAAAAACGATGGGACCGGCAACTGCCTCATTAACGGATGCCCCCTGCCTCCTGTCATAAAGGAGATAGAAGAAATGCAGTCCTTTTTGGAGATGACCGCAAGTGACAATCCGAAGGAGCTTATAGACCGCCTCACTGATATAAACGTCTATCTCGCACGCTCTGGCAAGCTGCTTGCTGACGCCAAGGCATATCAGGATCAGGTGACAGCGAATGTATATGCCAGCCACATGGAATTCATCTCACGTGTTCCCGCGACTGTCGCCATGAAATTTGTCGCCGCGCAAAGTGTGACCGCCAATCAGATTGTGACATGGCTGGACCGTATAAACCGTACCCTTGTCCATGCCGGAGACAATATCAGGACCCAGATATCCTTTGCCAAACAGGATATGGCGCTGCAAAGGAAAGGTTACTGATAAATAACGTTTAAATTATTGATATTCAGAAATATATTTATTGTAATCCCATAACAAAAAGTTAACTTTACAATATATATAACAAACTGATTATCAAACAATAGACATGATGAAAAAGGATACAAAAAGGAAATCATTTGTCTTCTATATAGAATGGCAGGAAGTGCTGATGGAATATCCTGAGGAGGTCAGACTTGAAGTGTACGATGCAATTATCAAGTACGCCGCATCGGAGACACTGTCGGAGCAGAAACCGTTGGCTAAAATGGCATTCTCTTTTATAAAGAAACAGATAGATGAGAATTTGCTACATGAACCTCCAAGCGGAGAAAACCACTGGAACTGGAAATGTGGAATTACTGATGATAACCACAGATGCAGGAATTCAAGCGGCTATAGAAATTGGCGAAATTCAGTCTTGGAAAGAGACAACTTTACATGTTGCCGTTGTAAAAAACGTAACGTGGAGTTAAATGCACACCATATCAAACCATTTTCTTTATATCCCGAATTGAGATTCGATATAGATAATGGCATTACATTGTGTCGAGAATGTCATGTAAGACTACATAAAGAACAAATGAAATGGGAAAAGAAAGTTTTTTGATATATAAATCGTTTTACAAGCCTATATCGAAGTTATCGGACAAGCAACTTGGAAGATTATTCCGAGCTATATTCAAGTATCAACTTGGCGAGATTATTACGGTAGAGGAGGACATTGAAATAGCATTTGAGTTCTTCAAGAATCAATTTGAAATAGATGAAAACAAATACCATGGCATTGTCGAGAGAAACCGTAGTAATGGAAGCAAAGGGGGTGCTCCGAAGAGAGCGAAGAATGATAATTCGGATGATATTGGAACAACCCAAATAAACCCAAATAACCCAGTGGGTTTTTCAGAACCCAAAAAAGCCGATAATGATAATGTAAATGATAATAATAACTCTCTCTCTAGCGCGCATACGCGTGAAAACCTGGGCGATATTTCATCAGAAACATTCGATATGGATTTAGACAAATGCTTCGCGGACCTAAAGTCTGAGGAAGGATGGCTGAGGGATGCTTGGGAACGGGCATACAGGAACGGATTCAGGAACTTCACTTTGGATGAATGCAAAGACAAATACGTTGACCTGTACTATTGGAAGCTAAAGGGGGAAGGCGTTACACACAAGTCTGTTTCAGATGCAAAACGCCATTTCTCAAACTGGTTGATAACGGAACTTAAAAAACAGAAAGATGACAGAGCAAGAACAAAAACTTTCAGCAGAGCTACAACAGATCCGACAGGAAAAGTCATTTGCGGCGAAACTGAAACAGGAACAGATATACAATCTGGTGGAGCGTCACAAAAAGACTATTCTGCAAGATTTTGAATATGACCTGACGAATCCAGCCGAATATTACGCCCATCGTGATCTTGTCAGGCAGCTGGGCAATGATTATACTGGACGTGAATTCAGGGAGTTCGAGGTTGACGAGAACAACTCGAAGGTATTGTCTTTCCTGCTGTATTACTTCAACGGATGCAGACTGGCCGAGAAAGTGTTTCCCGATGAGGATTACAAGATTCACAAGAACCTGCTGATTGTCGGGGCACCCGGCACTGGAAAAACAATGATCATGCAGATTTTCGCCGATTATCTGCGTCTGATACGGAATCCCAGCCAGTTTGAAAACCTCTCCGTCACCCAGATGATGAACTACTACAAGATGAACGGACACATAGACCTGTATTCCTACAACGAGGGGCAGTCAAAAGGATTCAATCCCGCCCCGTTCAATATCTGTCTGAACGACATAGGTTTGGAAACCGAGAATCAGAAGAGCTACGGTACCAGTCTTGACAGCGTGATAGACGAGTTTCTCTATGCGCGTTATGAGATTTACCAGCAGTTCGGGAAGAAATACCATATCACCAGCAATCTGAACATCGGTGATTTCAGGAAACGGTTTGAAGGACGTCTGATTGACAGGTTCAAGAGTTTTAATGTCATTCCCTTGCTCGGAAACAGCCGCAGGAGATGACAGTTATATTAAGTTAAGCAGATGCGTTTTTAAGATTATATTATTTGAGAAACAAATAAATAAAAGTTATCTTTACATACATAAAAGAATTAATAAAAACCAAGAGCAATGAACATTACGAAAGTTTTGGCGGAAGAAGTTGCCAATAAAATGGTAGAGCCGTTAGAAAAGAAAATCAACCTGTTGCATGATGAACAGGTCAGGATTACGGAAGAGGTGATCCGAAAATCCATTCCACAGGAAATCACCGACTGTTTTCAAAAGTTTCGGTCTTATTTCTCTGTTGCATATAGCATCACACTGTTTAACGGTTCCTATGAAAAACGTGTTGCCGGACTGAAAGGATTTCCCAGCGCAAACGCTTACTATCCTCACATTGAGGCGGACAGGGAAGTTATTGAAAAGATAAACAAACTGGAAATCGAGATCAGTGCGGTAAAGGATGAGAAGACCAAGGTATATGAATCAGTCGTTGCGTCACTTCTGACATTACGGACATTCAAAAGAATCAAAGAGAATTTCCCTGAGGCATACAGACATATTGCCTGCTATGAAGATAAGGGAAAAACATCCGTATCCCTGCCGATAGACAATATCATGGACACTTTGAAAAAATACACCGTATGACATCTTGGGGAAGTTCACATTTTACAACTTCTCCCCTATTCTGCGGATAATCTGACTTTATTTTTTTATTTGAAAATCAAATAAAATTTACTATTATGCAAGAAACAACTCAATTGAATACACTGACCAACATCGTATTTGTCCTCACGGACGTTTTAGAAACCAACCTTCTAGAAATGCAGCAGCAATACAAGAAGGAAGGCTTTGAATTGCGGCACGATTCAAAAAGAAACTTCAACACAGCCATAGCCGCGATAAAGAGATTGAAAAGTGATGTGAATCATTGCAGCGAATCCACTCAGGAAAACTTCGGCAATGATTCTGACATGGTGAACGCCATGTTGCTCACACTGATTGACAGATGCGGTGATGATGACAACCTCGCTTATAAGATGTACGAATACATTAAATCTTTCCCGTCCAAACTGAATCTGGACTTGGATTTGGATAATGCGTTCAGCCACCTGTTTAGAAAAGAGAAATTAAAAAAAGAATAGCATAATGAAAGATTATATAGAATTTTTAAAAGACAAGATGGCAATCAGCCATCAGACAGGATTTGAAGTTAAGGCTGATGAACTTACCCCGTACTTATATCCCCATGTGAAAGATACGGTACGTTGGGCTGTTTGCGGCGGTTGCAGGGCGATATTCTCCAGCTTCGGTATGCAGAAGACCGTAACCCAGTTGGAGATACTGCGGATAATCCTGAACCGCACAGGAGGCAAAGGGTTGATAGTTTGCCCCAAGCGTGTAGTAGTGGAGTTCCTGACACAGGCCGAAAAGCATCTGGGCATGAAAGTGACCTATGTACGTACTATGCAGGAGGTGAAGCAATGTCCGACCAATATCATGGTGACAAACTATGAGCGTGTCCGTGACGGCGAGGACGGAGTAAGAATAGAACCTTCTTACTTTACCGTTACCTCATTGGATGAAGCGAGCGTGTTACGTGGATTCGGAACCAAGACCTATCAGGATTTTCTTCCTATGTTTGCAGAAGTTCCGTACAGGTTTGTTGCCACTGCCACACCGTCACCCAACAGATACAAGGAGCTGATACACTATGCCGGCTACCTTGGAGTGATGGATACCGGGCAGGCACTTACAAGGTTCTTCCAGCGTGACAGCACGAAGGCGAACAATCTTACCCTCTATCCCCACAAGGAGAAGGAATTCTGGTTATGGGTAAGTACATGGGCGTTGTTCCTCACCAAACCGTCTGATTTAGGTTATCCCGATACAGGATATGAGTTACCAGAGTTACGGGTACATGAAGAAGTCGTGAGTGTGGATAACTCCACTGCCGGAGCCGACCGTGACGGGCAGGTGAAAATGTTCCGTGAGGCTGCTCTAGGCCTTGCTGATGCAGCTAAGGAACTTCGGGACAACATGCAGGAAAAGATTGCCCGTGTGGTAGAGATTATCAATCGCCCGGAAAACAAAGACGACCATTTCCTTTTATGGCATGACTTGGAGGCTGAACGTGAGGCACTCTGCAAGGCAATTCCCGGATGTAAGGCTGTGTATGGCTCGCAAGATGATGATGAAGCCGACAGGGTGATAGCGGATTTCAAAGACGGCCGTCTGAAATATCTGGCCGCCAAACCTGAAATGCTTGGTGAGGGTTTGAACTTCCAGTACCACTGCCACAAGGCAATCATGTTTATTGACTACCGTTTCAACGACAAGTTCCAAGCGATAGCCCGTATCTACCGTTTCATGCAGCAGCATCCCGTAGAGCTTTACTTGGTGTATGCCGAAAGCGAAGGTGAAATATTCAAATCATTCATGCAGAAGTGGGCGCAACACCGCCAGATGGTAGCCAAGATGACCGATATAGTCCGCAAGAACGGTTTGTTCGGTTTGCAGGCAGAGGAAAAGATGATGCGGTGGATGTTTGCCAGCAGGGAAGAAAAGTCCGGCAAACTGTGGAAAGCTATCAATAATGACAATGTACTTGAATGTCAGAAGATGGAAGATAATTCGGTAGACCTGATTGTAACCAGTATCCCGTTCTCCAACCACTACGAATATACGCCTACCTACAACGACTTCGGGCATAATGAAGACAACGGCAAGTTCTTTGAGCAGATGGACTATCTCACCCCGGAGCTTATGCGTATTTTAAAGCCCGGCCGGTTAGCCTGCATCCATGTAAAGGACCGTGTACTGTTCGGCAACGCTACGGGTGACGGTATGCCCACCATCGACCCGTTCAGCGAAATGACTGTGTTCCATTATCTGAAGCACGGGTTCCGCTACATGGGGCGTATTACAGTGGATACGGATGTGGTGAGGGAGAACAACCAGACTTATCGGCTTGGATATACAGAGATGTGCAAGGACGGTTCAAAGATGGGTATCGGTTGCCCGGAATATGTTCTTCTCTTCCGAAAGTTGCCTTCTGATACCTCACGAGCCTATGCTGATTTGCCGGTGACAAAGAATAAGAGTGAATACTCGCTTGCCCGTTGGCAGATAGATGCCCATGCAAGTTGGAAATCTTCTGGTAACTCTCTATTGAGCTATGAGGACATGAAAGGAGCCGGAATAGATAAGATACGCCATCTGTTCAGGAACTACGAACGTGAACATATATATAACTACGAGGAACATGTATCATTCGCTGAAGAATTGGAAATATACGGAAAGCTGCCTAAAACATTTATGGCCGTTGACCCTGTAAGCAAGAAAGATTGGATATGGGATGATGTCACCCGTATGCGCACGCTCAATACCAAGCAGTCACAGAAGAAACGGCAGAACCACATCTGCCCTTTACAGCTCGATATCGTTGAAAGACTGATTGAACGGTATTCAAACAAGAGTGAGTTGGTGTTTGACCCCTTCGGAGGTATCGGCACAGTACCTTATTGTGCCATCAGACTGAAACGTAAGGGATTATCTACAGAACTGAATTATGACTATTGGAAAGACAGTCTTTCATATCTGTATGAGGCGGAGATGGAAGTTAGCGCACCCACATTGTTTGATTTGATGGACAGTGCCGTATGAACATCTATCACACAGAACCCAGATTCGACTGCGAAAAATTCGCTCCATGCGGGCGCATCTCCCTGCACAAATGCCGGAAATACAAAGGCAGACTGGATGAATGCAGGGGATGTACGCTTGTACACCGTAAAGCCAAGACGGTTGCCGGTACGGAAGCCGGAAGAAAGGTTTGTCCGCATTGCGGACGTTCCCTTCCGCTCCACCGGTTTTATAACAGGACTGTCAGATGTGGGGATAAGGAATACCGATGTCTCACCTCCTGGTGCAAGATGCGTATGAGTGAAGTCGCAGCGGAAAGAAATCGTAATAATTAATTTAAAAATCCAATGAAAAACGTAACGAAAATAGCCAAGAAGTCCGCAGGGCTTAGCCAAAAATGCTCGATTTGCCCACTTATGCAAAGATGCACTTTAGAAATCCATAGAGCTTGTTTTGACAGCTTTGTGGAGGGTTTCAAGAAAGGGGCCAGAGCTGCTGAAAAAGAAATAAACAAAAAATTCAAATCGGAACAGATATGAATATAGACACAGAGTTTAATGTAGGTGATAGTGTATGTTACCTAAGTGGTGACAATATCTGTCATTCCACTATAAGCAAAATTACTATTGAAATATCCTATACAGATAGAAGTTTTTTAATGGTTTACAAATTGTCTGACGGCTTAAGTGTGCCTAGAAACAACTATCCACAATGGGGGAAAAGGCTTTTTAGAGACAAAAAGAGCTTAATAAAATATTTATCAGAATCATACTAGAGATATATGAATAAGATAGAAAAACTGGCTGGAGAATATAACTCCACCTTTGCTCGACTGGCAGTAATAGAAAGTGAATTGACCAAAGAATGCCAGAAGTACGTTTCCTGGGATACCGTTCAGGTAAGCATTACTGGTGGTGCTCCCATTGTCAAAGCAAGAAATGAGATAGATGCCGTTCCTTTAGAGGATTTTGTTGACCATGTAAACGAATATGGAAGCATGCCAGAATCCGCCTACGGACATTTGGCTTGATATTCGATTTAAAACGAGAATAGAAAGGAGGAAATATGACATTAGAGCAGATAGTAAAACAAAGCCAAGGGGAACAATATGTTTATCCCGATGTGTTTACAGATAAATGCGGTCTTGATATTATACTTTCTAATGATAAACTTCATGCCGTAAGGTCTTGGGGGTATACCAAAGGTAATCCCAAAAGGCGCGCTACGCTTGAAATTACGACGTTCAGAGGCATTTCTTTAAACGCTGTACATCATTACGGAAAGATAAAGATTCAAGGTGTCAATATGGAATGTGACGGAGAGCCAGGACATGGTAAAATGATATTTGACAACAATATCCCATTGGCACATTATATCTATGAACTTGTGCTTAAACGTCCGCTTACTAAGGAAGAAATAGACAAAGACCCGGAACGATGGGGAGATTACTACAATGAAGGCGATTTGACTAACTGTTTTAAAACAATAGACGATGTCATTGAGCTTGCAAAACAAGTCTTTCGGCTACGATTTACTGGTGAGTGGGAATTTTATGTAGAAAGCCCATATAACAAATATAGTGGTAAATTAGAAATTAACGTATAACGGTTTGTAATTGAAAGGTTTTATAAAATAAACGCTTTTGATAAAGATAATAGATGGATTTCTGGAAATAGTATCGTGTTGGCATGGTTTCCTATTCCGTCTTTTGATGAGATATTAAAGAACAACAATAAAAAATGAAAGCAATAACCATAAAACAGCCGTGGGCCTCTTTGATAGTCCATGGTATTAAAGACATTGAGAACCGTACTTGGAGCTGCCCTAAGAAATACTTAGGGCAGAGGGTACTGATTCATTCAAGCGGTAAACCTTTGAATTATGATAATTTCTATGATTCAATACTTACCAATGAGCAGTTATTGGCATTACCGGAAAACAAAGAGTGGAAAGATTTTAGTTTTTGTACAGGCTCCATAATCGGAAGCGTCGAGATAATAGACTGTGTACAAAACCATCCTTCCATCTGGGCAGAGAAAGGAGTTTATAACTGGGTACTAGCTAACCCTATTCTCTACGAAAATCCAATTGAGGACGTGAAAGGCAAATTATCCTTTTGGGATTATCCCAGTATCAAAGAGGTAAAGATAGAATGTCCGGAATGTGGCAGTATAGAAATAGCTGTTGAGGACTATACAACGGCACCATTCCCAACTTATTTGCATAGGTGTAATAAGTGTGAACATGTGATTATAGAAAGTGAGTGGAAGGAGGTAAAACTATGAGAGATTTTTATGAACTGATAAACCAATATCCATGGACTACTATTTTTCTTGCTATTTTCATTTATGAAGTGATTAAATGTGTGATGTCTAATTTGAAAAAGAAATAGCCATGAGCAAACTATACAAAGTAACCATTTTCGGGGAATCATTCTTAATCGGGTGGTTCCCTTTTTCTTCACGCTGGTATAACAAGCTAAAGATAATCAAATGATAGTACGTCATTTTATAAAAGTTCCGGTCCAAGAGTAACACTTAGTACTATTTCCGACAACCATGCAGATGTCGTGTCTCTGTATCAGAATTATGGGGATTTCAGCGGGGATATAGAGTATCTTTATACCGAAATCGTAAATCGGTTAAAGATCAAAGGGCTAATCAATTAACGAGCCGGGGCTTAGCGCTCCGGCTTATCTAAATCAATAGTAGTGACTTTATCTTGCTCAGTTATATGAAGTTCTGATTTCATCCAAGTATGCAACTTGGGGTTATTATTGTAAGGTCTAATAGCTGTGAATATAGATGCAACTGTTGGGTATTTACTTAAAACAGCTCCAAATGCGCTAATAATACACTTCATATCTGAGCCGGAATTTAGGATAATAATGTCGTTGGAATTTTTATTTCTGACAATGTAGATTTCGGTATTCCAATCCCCCTTATTAACAGTTTCTATAACTTCGACTTCCGATTCTATTTCTTTGAGTTTTTCGTGAATAAATTTAGATTTACCCGAACCTTTTTCACCCTGGATTAATGTAATTTGTCTCATTTATATCTCCTTTCTTATTTTTAGTTTTTCGTTCTAACTCTCCTTTTCTGATTACGCAAATAGCATTCTCATAAGGTTCTTCCGTCTTTTGCCAGTAGTTCAGAAGTGACTGCCGGGCAATTCCAAGTTCTTGACTTGAAAATACATCATAGATGGCAGCAGGTGAAGCAAAGTACCTATGCTTACCAGTTGCTTTCATTTCTACGTGTATAACTCTTCTTTTATCTTCCTTTTCCATGATGCAAATATACTTATATAATTATTATATGTTACATAAAATAATACTTTTATAATTTATTAACTATATAAATAGTATCATTTGTTACATAATATACTATCTTTGCATCATCAGAAATGAAGTAATAACAATTAAAAGATATACGATAATGAAAGCAAAGAATATCATCAGAGAAGTAAGTTACAAAGGTCACATAATAACAGTGTTTGAAGATGGCTTTCATCAAGAATTTGTAATCATAGATAATGACGAATCAAAGCTGTATGATAGCATTGCAGATGCAAAGAGAGTTATTAGAGGCGAGCAACCTTATTACGAAATAAACTGAGTTTAACCAGCAGGGCGAAAGCCCTGCGCAATATAGAAGGATATGACTAAGAAAGAATTAATTGCAGCACTTGCAAATGTAAATGATGACGCGGTGGTATTGTTTGGCACGAAAGAAATTCAGTTTTTCGGTGCATTTGCTACACAGGTAT